GACTAGGTGTAGCCTTAGGCTTGTTATAACCTGATACTCCAGCTTTCTCTAATCTTGAGTCCTTCTTCATTTTTTTGCTTTCTTGGCTGTCTTTGCTGCATCCTTGAAATCTTTAGCTGAAGGAGCTGCTTTACTGCCTACCTTGTTCATCTTCTCACCTGAGCCAGCTTCAATACGTTTACGCTTGGCATGGATGTTTGCATATAGACCTGTCTTAGCCATGATTATTTCTTCTTAGGTGCAGGTTTTTTCTTCATGCCTGTCTTTTTAGCGTACATATCAGCTTCTTTTTTTCCCTTCTCTGTGTAAGGGAATGTTTTTTTACCGACCATTGGCATGATTATCTTCCTTTTTTCATTTCGTTTTGGACAATTTCACGAATCATTTTATCAAGTTCTGCTTGCTTGAGCTTTTTCTTTTTCATCTCAATAGCTTCTTCTTGCTTGTCTAGCTTTTTGTATTCAGCAGATTTCATCATGATTATTTACCTTTCTTCTTAGCTTTGCCAGCTTTAGATAAGGCAATTGCCACGGCTTGAGCTTGAGGCTTACCTGCTGCCATCTCAGTCTTAATGTTCTTGCTGATAACCTTTTGGCTTTTACCTGGCTTTAATGGCATATATATCCTTAAACAAAAAAAAGACCGCCATATAGACGGTCAAAGCGGAGATAGGTAAATACGATTTTTAGACGCAACTTTCCTACTTGGTTCGTATAATATCATAATTGAACTTGACTCACAATACCTTGTCTATGTTAAAATCATACATTAGTCAAACAGGAGTAAACATGAATAAAATTAATTGGAAATTAGAATCAGTTAAAGTTTATGAGCTATCTATTCAAGGAAGCACTCTTAAAGAGATTGGAGATATATACGGAGTCACAAGAGAGCGCATTAGACAAGTATTATCTACGTATTATCCTACTCTTACAAAAGAGCTTAGAGGAAAAATGCTTTCAGCAGCAAAGCAACGTAAAAATATGCTAGAAGAAAGATTTGCTAGAACTGGAAGATATACAGGAAGGCACGCTGATGATTTAAGCAGAGCGATTATGGAATGTTTTAGACGTAAACGTCAAAATGCTAAAGTCAGTAAATGGGGATGGGATTTATCATATCACGATATTGAATGGAATATGGTATGTCCTGTGCTTGGAATGGATTTAGATTGGTTTGCAGAAAGAAAGCAAGAAAATAGCCCTTCTTTTGATAGAATTAATCCAAAGCTAGGTTACGTTAAAGGAAATGTACAAATTATTAGTGCTAGAGCTAATAGAATTAAAAATGATGGATTAGCAGAAGAACATAGACTTATTGCTGATTACATGGACAAGCATTTAATATAAATGTTTTTCAGTTAGTTTTACTTGTAAGTTATTTAAAGCTAAATCATAGTTTAGTTCTAACTGTGTATCTGTCATTTTAACCTTCTGTCCTAAGTAAACAAAGTAAATAGCATCTCTTTGTAGTTTAGGTAGGTCGTCTATGACTTGGTCTACTGTACGTGCAGAGTTAATATCTATTTCATCGTGCATATCATCAAAAGATGTGACTCCTGATGATAAAAATCCTGCTGCCTTGCTTGGATAGCCTAGCTTGGTAGTGTTACCTTTCATGTAATCACGCCAAATGTCTAGGTAGTAAAGAACCTTACCACTATCCATTATTATTTCTCCATGATTCTTCTAACTTTGCAATATGAATATTAGGAGCGTTTACAAACTCTATCTTTCCTTTTACTAAAATTGCATACTTTCTTGAGCCAAATAAATTTGTGCAGTTATATATTTTTTTAAAAAAATTAAACAATACCATCTATCTCTCCCATAGATTCGTACACATCAAGTAGCTTATCATTTGCACATATCACAACTTTACACATTCCGCCCTTGACAACATTGCGCCTTACGCAAATTATACTGTCTACCTGTTCGTCATCTAGCCATATACCAGCATGAGTACAAGCATCTAATAGGCTTTTGATTCTATTATCAATGTCGTACTTACGTTTAGTTGGTGCATACAAAGCAATATAGATTGCGATTCTACCTGAAATCTTAGCTTTTGTGCGTACAGCTTCTTCCTGTACAAGTCTACGAAACTCGTGTGCTTCTTTCTTTAGGTATTTGCGTTTACCAGCATAACCCCACATATGGTTTACGGTAGGAGGAAAAGGAAGTGTAAGATGTATCATTTATCTCTCGCAAATTCACCATGATACTTTAATCTAGCTTCTGAAGTTACTAATTCAGCAAACTCTAAATCATCAAAATATCCTAAAAACTTTCTATATCCATTAATGCTAATTCTTGCTGCCCATTTTTTACATATAATATTCCAAGTAACTCCTTTAACTCCAGAAGCATTGTCTTTTCTTAATTTTGCATTGTAATTGTTTGTTAATTTGTTTGCTGGTCTTAAATTACACAATCTATTATCAGACCTATTTCCATTAATGTGGTCAATAAAATCAGGAATTTCACCGTAAACATAAAGCCATGCCAATCTATGACCTGAATATTTTTTATGGTTAATTGAAATCATTATATAACCTCTGTTATCCGTTCCTGCAACTTCACCAATTTTAACAGAGTGATGATTTGATTTTATTCTAGTAAATATTCCAGTATTTTCATCGTAATGTAAATTTAATTTGACATCATCTTGTGTAATCATTTAATCACCAACCATTCACGCTCAATAAATTGTTGCATAGTATTAATATATGCTCTATTCCACATATCTCTACGCTCTTCTCTAGTTAATTCTTTTCCGTTATCAAGTTCATGGTGGCATACATAGCACAAAGAGCAGACTAGAGCATCTGATACCTTAGAACCCATGCCCTTGCCCTCATTGCGATGTGCAGCTACAACAGTTCCATCTTGTCTTTGACATACTTGACATGGTAGTTCGCGACATAGTTCTAATAGTTTTTTGTTTCTGTAATTAGGCATAATTTTTATAGTAAAAAGTCCATTTTATCAAATCTGTATATATTAATTTTTCTTTTGCTAGTTTGTTTCCAAGTATTCTTATGTGATATGCCTTGTCGTTCTGCAATTTGTGTCCATCCCATAGCCTTCCAAAATATGTTGCTTTCTAAATCATCAGCACATCCACATTGCCATCTAAAAGTAAATTTAGATTCACCATAATTAGTTACGTAATCAAGTAAAAGTTTTCCTCTTAGCAACTTTCTTGCATCTGTCTGAATACATATTTGAGCAATTCTACCAATTCTCATATTAGAATTTGGTAAACCAAAGCTACATAAACAAAATCCAACTAAATCATTATTACATTCAATAACAAATAATTTATCGTTGCAAACATTACTCCACCTATCGCCAGTTTTTATTCCTGTAATAGCAGCTTCATAAGCCATTTTAGGTATAAATCCTAATGAGCCACTTTCTTTTTTGCTTAATGAAATAATATAAAGCAAATCTTCTAGTTTAGCTTCTCTAACAATACCTAAGTCGTCTGCTTGAATTAAAGTATTCATTCTTGAATATACAATCCACGTTCAGCACAGAACTTTTCTACTTCATTCATAAAAGTATTAAGTTCTTCTACACTTAGTTCAGCAGTAGATTTTAACGCATAGATAATGCCATTAGCACCTTCATACTCATTATAACCTAGCCATCTATCCTTGCACATTACCTTCCACCATTGATGTGGATGGTACAGTCCGTCTTTACCTTTAAAGCTTTCAGACATCAGCATGAATAACTTATGCAGTCTAGCGTTTTGAGGTAGACTTCTTTTTGGTGTGTGTCCGCACGTTGGACACTTCTTTGTTTGGCACATAAGGGTTTATCTCTGTTTTGTTTCCATCAAAATATTCAATCTTCCAACCTTTAGACTGATACACAATACTGTCTTTAGTCGTATGAAACTCAGCATCAGGATTCCATGACCTAATTGCTTTTACAAAGTCTTTAATAGAATCTTCACGTTTAAGTATGTTATGTGGAAAAGGTTTATCTATAGGGTCTTTCATAATAATGCTTCTCCTACTTCATCTAACAGTTCATCATAAGTCAGCTTTGGCTCTACAATTTCAATTGCACCTTCAGCAGGATAGTCAAAGTATCTGATAGGCTGACCTTCATCGTCTAATAGTACATACGTTTTCATAATTTAATGTATTAACCCATTCAATAAATTTTTTATACAACTTACTTCTTTTATCAGGCTGACCATTTACTGTAAGTTTTATATCTAAAAATTCTTTTGGAATTTCATGCCATCCATAATCAGATTGATACAAAGTTACATAATACGTCATTGTATGGTTTCACTCATAGTTTCATAATCCATTATCTGAAAATACATATCTTCTTCAAACGAACAGTTACCAAAAAAAGCATCAAACTTGTATGAGTTCTCAAACGTCATTAAACATACCATGTTTGCATCTTCTTCTTCGCTATCAAATACTTCAACTAATATCATATTATCTTCCTGGGCTAAATGGTGTCATTACAGGTGGTTGACCTGGGCTGACAGGTGGTATGTAAACAGGTGGTGCAACAGGAACAGGAATATAAACAGGAGGTGCTGGACAATTCCATCCATCCTGATATGAACAAGCCTGTGCGTTAAAAGATAATGCTAACAATGCTAGTAATATTAATCTCATGAGATGCTCCTATAAAATTCAGGTTCGTTAATGTAAGTAGCTTTATTGTAATCATACAACAACTGTGCAACACCAGGATGACCTGTGCTGTTAAAACGTACCTTCTGTATGTGTACTTGTGTTTCTTGTGGTGCGTTCATTACATCACGCCAAATGGTTATCGCATTATCGCATTTGTTAAAAAAATGAGCACTACCGGCAATGTCGTACGGCCTAGGCACAGGGTAGTTGCCATCCTTGTCTTTAGCCATTTTAGTAGGATGTGCTACTAAAAACAAATGACATCTAAACTCACGAGCAGCCCTACGCAATTCTGTAAGAATACGGCTAATGTATTCAGTTTCAGTTAGCCCTGCTGGTCTGTAATGATCCATCTCATTCCACGGATCAATCACCATAGCTCTAGGCTGAGTTATAGACATATCTAACCACGGTAAAGCTTCATTGATAATATCAGTAGGCGTAAATGCAGTTTCTTCAGGCTTAACAAACGCAAAGTTTTTATTCATTCTGTCAATAGAAGCCACCATCTCGTCTTGTGACATACGATGTGAACCAAAGAAAGGTTTACCTGCATACTTTTCTATGATTTTTTTAGCGTGCATCTCCAACGGATGATTTTCAGGAGAAAACATAGCGATACGATAATTGTGGTTAATAGCAAGATTGACACAAAGAGCATCAAGCCATTCTGATTTCCCATGACTAGGCATCCCAGTAATGACAGTAAATTCACCATGCTTAACTGTAAAAAACTCATCAACATTTGACCATCCTGTTGTATGTCCACGTGCAACTCCTGTTTCGTATAGGTTTTCAATATCGCTTATAAGGCTTTTAGGATTGATAATCATATTAATACGCCAATACTAATTTTTTAGGTTTAACAATCTCATTCTTTACCCATTCAGCTTCAAAACTAACCCATGATTTCTCACAACATCTAGTAATGGCTTGCTCAACAGTCCATCCTGCTTTAACTGCTTCACGCTCAATAGATTTAAATACTCGCTCGGTAACATCTCCAGCTTTCTTCTTCCTTCTAACAGACATCCATTCATCTAATAATTCTTTAGGTATTGGAGGGTTATATTTTGTCTCTCTCTCTGTCTCTCTCTCTGTCTCTGGGATAGCATCTTGCAAGCTAACTGCTAGCATTGTGCTAGCGTCAAGAAAGAATCCATTAGCAATCAATGGTTTAATGCCTTCTGTTAATTCTTTTTGAGAAATTCTTAAGCGAAACTCTAATTCATCTAAATCGGCATCAAAAACACCTTCAACTGATTCTGATGCAAGTAACCATAAAAGAGGTGCTAGTGCCTTGCTAGCAAGAGGCAAGCGCATAAACTCTTTGTCTATCAATAAATCTCTGTGTAATTTAATCCAGGGAGGATTGCGGTCTTTGTAATGCTGGAACTTAACCCAGTTTTTAGGTATTAACTTCATATAAACTCCATTTGTTTATCCATGATATTTGAAAGAGGGCAGGGCAATCATGGGAATTGCCTTTTCGGTCTGCATAACCTAGCCTTTGTAAAACTATAGCATATCTACAAAAACATTGTTAATACTTAATACTTATATAAATTTATATCTATATGAAAAAATATTCTAAATAAATTGCATTTAGTTGTTGATTAGTGGTTTCAACTTCGATACAATCACTCCATCAACACTAAGAAAGGAAATAAAAATGTTTGTAATTCAAAGATTATATGCTGGTAACAAGTATTTAAGCGAATTAGCAGATAAACGATATTCATCTGATATTAACAAAGCGTTTTGTTTTCCTTCATTACAACACGCAAAAGCAGTTAAAAAAGGTTTAAATTTATTTAATGTAAGAATTATTAATACAGGAGAGCAAAATGGATAACTTAACAATCGTAGTATTAGGTCTTGCAGTATTCATTATAGTTTTACTTATTGGTGAAGTATTAGCTAAATTTTTTGACTGGAAATAATCATGGCATCTTTAAGCACAGTAATTAACGGTATTGACTTAACAGTTTACTACACTTGTGACTTTGAACGTGACCCATACGGCACAGGTGATAGTCCTGATGTATATAACATTGACATTACAGAGATAGAAGTAGCTGACAGTACAGTTAATATTATGAGCTTGCTACCTGATAGTGTTATTAGTGACATTGAAGATGAAATTCTTGACTTGGAGGCTAACTAATCATGCAAAGATTTCCTGAAAATATTGACTGGGAAGCAACAGAAGATAAACACAATGATGCATTTTGGGACTGGTGTATATCTAATGGCATCCATAACGAAGATTACATACTAGATAACTATGGTGATTTGTTTGAGGATTTTGCTGACGGAATAGACGATAAGGATTTTATTTATGTGTGAGCAACAATATCAAACAGAAGTATTAGACGAACTGAAACAAATAGAATATAATATCAAACTTGAAACAAAGAAAGGTGAGTATGAAAGAGCAATTAATGATAAGTGTAGACGAAGCAGCAGAGCGTTTGAACGTCACACCTGCTTGGGTCAGACGACTATGTGCAAACAAGAGAATCAATGCTGTACGAGTAGGAAATCAATGGGTAGTGTTAGACTTTAACGGATATGAAAGGACTAAATAATGATTACTAATATTTTAGTGAACCAGCAAAATTTAGAGGTCGAATACGATTTAGATATTAGTGCTGTTTACTTTGGTGACTTAGAATCAGAGTACGTAGAGATTGATATTAAAAAAGTAGTGTGGATGGGTAACGATGTATTACCTCTTATTACTGCACTAGAGGACGTAGAAGCACTTAAATTAATTATTCGTGATAGATTTGAGGACATAGAATGAACTACTCAGAACTAAGAAAGATTAACGTCAATGAGCATATTGAAAAAAAGAATGGTTTATCGTATCTCTCATGGGCATGGGCTGTTGATACACTACTACAGAACGACCCTACAGCGACATGGTACTACGGTCAACCAGCACAGTTCGGTGAATCATTAATGGTATTTTGTACAGTAAATGCTTTTGGTAAGTCTATGACTGCACAGTTGCCTGTTATGGATTATCGTAACAAAGCTATTCAGAATCCTGATGCCATGTCTGTTAATACAGCAATGCAACGATGCCTAGCTAAAGCTATTGCGTTACATGGTTTAGGTCTATACATTTATGCTGGTGAGGATTTGCCAGAGGAAGATGTAGTTAAAGCACCTACACAATCAATTACTCCTATGGCTGGTGCATTAGATAACTTTAGTGCAGCAGAAAAAGAGTTAATACATGGCATTGCAGAAGAAATTACGTTCTTTGTTAAGAATGGTGATATTGAGCAAGCCAAAGAATCCGCAGCAACTTTAGATAATGATACTAAGTTAGCTGTTTGGAGTATTTTAGATAGTAAGACACGTTCAACACTTAAGAAAGGTATTTAAAATGGCACAATACGAACAACGAGATAACTCAGGTAGTTTATTTAAGAACAACCGTAAAGAGAAAGAAAATCACCCTGACTATACCGGTAACTGCATGGTCAATGGTAAAGAGATGCGTATGTCAGCATGGTTGAAAGAAGGTAAGTCAGGTAAGTTCTTTAGCTTTGCATTTAGTGAGCCATACGTTAAAGAAGCAGGTGAGCCAGCTAAAGCTAATGGTTATGTAGCGGATGCGTTTGAGGACGATATTCCGTTCTAAAGCTTTGGGCGAAAGCGGATGCTGTATATATGCACACATACCTAGTGATTATTAGGAATACAGACGCAGCGAGTAGCCCACCAAGTTATGGGGGAAAGCATATTAGTCTAGATGTCTAGACCACAATGTCTTGTGATTATTTCATTGAACCTGTGAGTACCCCACCAATTAAGGAGATAGTGATGAGTGAATTTAAAACATCAAAGAAATGTTATTTACAGTCGATTATTGCAGTACGTAGACGTATCAAAATACTTGAGTTGTTACAAGATAAAATCTTAACAACCAAACAGATTACAACAGAACTAGATGAGAAAGCAGCACGTATCATTGAGGATATGCAACGATTAAAGCATGAAGGTTATGTGATTGCAGACCATAAAGGTAACTGTCCTCTAGGTAAGAAGCAGTCATTCTTCTATAAAAAGACTAAAAAGAAATACTATGGCTATGAGTTTATTGCTTCTATTGAGATGAACGCTGACTTAGAAACTGCGTTAAAAGAATACAAAACTCAAATTAAGATTAACATTAGCAATGATAAGCCAGGTAAAGATGTCTACATTAAAGTAGAAGGCAATCCTAACGCTACTATTGTGATGAACTCTAATAGACCTGCTGGGTTCTATGCTTACCAAAAGCGTAAGGCTGAAGTTAATCGTGGAATTGGTAGCACATTCTCTTTATATGATGGAGCATTATAATGGAAATTATCAAACAAATTTTAGTTAAACAAACGTATGATGAAAGATTGAAATATGACCAATATCTACGCAAAGTTGAAGAAGTTAAGTTCGAGATGGCAGAGCGTTACAGATTGCATCCTAACAACTTTATTACAAAGGAAAACAGGAATGACGATTTTAGAGATTGTAACGTGCCTCTTTATCTGTGCAGGAATCGTTCGGCATTGGTAGATAACTGGGATGAGAAACGTATAGATACTATTGGGTCTAACGGCAATGAGGGCTATCATTATGGCGAATTATAGCGATAAACATTACATTTTGCTTGCTGAGACCATTAAACGATATTTAAAAGGTGCTGGCGATAGCATTACATTAGTCGAGCTAGGTAAAGCGATTAACATGATTGTAGAGATGGTTGAGCGTGAGTCTATGAGAGATATGCGTGAGGAGCGTAACAAGTGAGATTAATTATTGAGTACGTCTTATGTTACAGCACAGCGTTCTTTCTAGGCTTTGCCTGCGGAATTGCAATTTATCATTTTTACAGGGAAAAAGTAAATGGATAAAGAACTTCAGCTTTGTGTAGATAAAATGTCTTTCTATGCAACTAAAAAAGAATGGCAAGGATTAACGGATGATGAAATACAAAATTTTTGGTATAAATTATACCCATTAGACAATAATAATCTTTGGGCTGATATTTTTGAAGGTAAACACCTAATTAAATTTGCTCGTGCTATTGAACAAGCATTAAGGATTAAAAATGGAACTTAAACTAATTTTATTATGCTGCTTGTTTAGCTTTATTACAGGTCTTTACACAGCAGTTATGGTAACTAAAGATAGAGGTTGTACTGTGACCTATTCTAAAGACAATGAAGTTCATGTGATGGTGGGAAGATTATGAGTGCATTAGATAAACAGGTTTCAGGACAGCATTATAAAAACTACATTATTCAGCCAGTAGAGTTTATTGTGAAGAATGACATTGCTTTCTTAGAGGCAAACGTGATTAAGTATGTTTGTCGACATAGAGCAAAGAATGGACTTGAGGATTTAGAGAAGGCTGAACATTATATTCAACTAGCAAAGGAATTGTATTATGGCAATTAACGATATTACAGGTGACAATTTAATCAGCAGAACGCTGAGTAAAGAAGGTGAAGAACAGTTTGATAAGATTTTTGGGAAGAAAAAAACTAACGGAGGTTGGACTCCTCCTCCCATAGACCCTGGTGCAGTATATGAGAAAGAGGAGTTGTTAAACAAACAACTAGAAGGTGACTAGCGGTTGTTTACGTACATTGTTACTTCAAAGCCAAAACGCATTTCTGTAGCAGCTGGTTTAGTCCACATGGTATTTCTCCTAATTAGTTAGCTCTTTATTGAGCATGACTAATAGTATCAGAAAAGTGAAAAATGCGAATCTGTAGGATTATTAAATGAGGCTAGTGATTATCATGGTTTAATATTGTCTGGATTAAATACTACATATTCAAATACAGGCTCACCTGTTTTTTTATAATCTTTTACAATAACACCATCATATCCAAGATTTTGTAATTTATTACTCATTATTTCAGATGTTTGTTTTGACCAATCTCTTTTTTCTGGAATTTTTAATAATTTATTAATTTCATTATAATCATTAATTACTAATGGATTTTTTAAATTAATATTTCTTTGCATAACATTTTTGCCATATTCAGATGCTATTTCTGGATTATTAGTAAAATATATACCTTTTCCAGCAAACCCCTCGTCAGTTTTACCAAATTTTGACAAATCAAATTTATCAAATATCTCATCCGTACCGTGATAAACTTTTACATCTCCAGACAATAATGAATCAATAGGTGATTTATTAATTTTTTTAATAGTTCCTCCAAGAGAAGGAACGAAAGGCAATAACCCAACTGCGTTTAATGCAGCAGAACCATAATTACCTTGTTGCAAATCTTGACCAGCTAATATTCCAGATTGAACATCTCCAGTAACAGGCAAAAATTGATTTACGTCTAAAATGCCTTGAAATCCTTGTGCATTTCTATTAGACCAATCTAAAGCCTTCTTTTTATCTGCTAAACTTGCCATATTCCGTCCCTTTTATGCTTTAAACGCACGCTAGCTATGCTAAAACGCATTTTAATATTAATTTGATATACAACTAACAACTACTCGTCAAAACCTAGATATTCAAGCATTGCAAAAGGCACTTTTTTGTTAAGTTTCTTTAATCTATTATAAACTGCTTCTGGTGAAATACTTTTTGTAATTAACCATGCGTGAAGCACTTTATTGCTTTTTGATTTATTACATTCCTTGCATATAGGCAGTAAATTGTTTTTATTGTTTGAGCCACCAGCGTAAACAGATTCTATGTGGTCAAGTTCTGCATCAATATAAAAAAATGTAGATTCACAGTATGGGCAATCTAAATATAAATCATCGTCACCAAAACATTCTTTAAGAAAATTACCTCTTGTGTTTTGTATTGATTGTCTTGGCATAAATTAACTCTTTGACCAAAAAAGTGCTTCTTCATCTTTTCTACGATTATCTAGTCCTTTTAAAACTTTTCCACCTGCTTTGTTGTATTTCCTAAGACTTTGCATAGCCGTAATTTTATCCCCACGCAAAAGCGCCTGACGGATGGTTGACCTTTGAAGTGTACCAAGACCAAGATTAAAGCTAAAACTGACCAAGCAATCAAACTCGCTTTGTGTAAGTTTGACAGGTATAAATCTGTCAACCCCACGCTCAAATCTTTCGACATCTTTAGCCAGTATTGCATAAACTTCCTCTAAACTAAATGTACGATTCCACGAATCAGGTAAAGACTTGCCGTCACCAATGAGATGACCAACACCCACAGTCCAAAGCCCAGCAGGGCATCTGTAAGGCTTAGTTCTGACCCCCTCATGATGCGCTAACATTTTTAAACATTTTTCACTTGCCTTCACGATGTTTTTCCCATTGACGAGAACCAAAGTAGAAGCCAATGATTGATGACACAATAGCCATCTCATCATCACTAAAACAGTTATTCATAGCAACAGTAAAGTCTACACCTGTGTAGATAGCCCAGCCTAAACCTACAATATCTACAGCTACTAATAAGCCTACAAAAGTAAATGCAATGTAAGGGCGTACACGAGCGTTTAAGTCTACTGTAGCTTGAGAAGCCTTGTCCATCATTTTCATGTCGTGAGCATATAACGCTTCACGTTCTTGAGTGTATGTTTGCATCTCAATTTCATCTAGCTTAATAGCTTCAATCTTTTCTTGTGATGCAAAGCCAGCAGCAGCCATAGCCATCTCACGTTCTGTCTGCAACTTAGCCATAGCCATTTCATGCTTTTGGTCGCCCTTCTGTTGGAAGTAACCTAAGATGCTAGGTAGTGCAGATGAGCCAATACCTAATAGACCTGAAAGAATAGATAACATATTAATTTCCTAATGGGTTTGTTGATGCACGTTGTAGTGCTTTCATTTGTGCTTTAATGCCTTCAATGCCTGACTTAACTTCTTCACGGACACCACCTAAAGCAGCCTGAGTTTCACGAGCGTTACCGTTAGCAATAGCTTTAGCTTCCATTGCCTCACCTTTAGCAGTAGAAGCCTTGTCACTTACAGCAACTAACTGATTAGATGTAGCTACAGAAGCATCTTTAACTGTATTCACAGAAGTTTCTAAGCCTGATAACTTAATCTTTAACTCGTTAATCTGAGCCTTAACTTCAGCATCGTCATAAGGTTTAGCTTCTTCAATTGCCTCAGTCGCAGCTATAACACGGTTGTAAGTCGTTATGCCTACGTAGATTGCCCCAGAGCCTGTCGTTACGACTCCTAAAAGAATCGCCCACATCGTTGTCGGTGAGAAGTTGAAGTAAGAAG